AGGCTCCAAGTGAATCTGACGAAGAGGCAACCGCACCATTATAAATCGGTGTAGATGAAATACTTGTGCTTGTCTCAGCAGGTACAAAATCAACCGCCTTCTGAATCGGGATCATGGTCGGCACCGCATAATTAACATAAACAGGCTTATAAGCGGTGGCTGCGGAATTCGCAGTTGCCCCGTGCGCAAGCGGTAAGGCAGAAGCAAATTCAACATATGCGTTTTCTTTATCGGCATCTGTTGCTTTATTTCCTTCACCCTGCGGATTGATTGTGAATAGAGGATAATCGTACCTCTCCTGCGTCCCGTTGCTCGCAGATTCCTTGATTTCTGCTGTTGTTATTTGCGCAGCAGTGTTATCGGTAAGCCAAATTTGTGCAACCTCAATCTGCGCAATCGGGATTGAAGGCGGACCTCCTGCTGCCCCTCTGGTTGTACTGAATGCAGTTGCGTGCGCATCTGATTCAATCACAGTTAGGCTACCAGCGGAATCACAAATTATTGAAAACTTTTGGTAATCGTTTGTTGCGTCCCGTGTCAACGTGACGGTGTCTGCACTTACTGACACTTCAACCCCTGCGAAATACGCCGTAAACGCTTTGACATCAAGAGAATCATTTGTAGAAGTTGTGGGCGAAACCAAATTGACACCGGAAATAATCCCGTTTGGTTTGCAAATTGGGTCTGAATCTGCCGCACTGAAAAGAGTATTTGCCGCGGTGAATACGGTATGGTCACCGCTGTCTGTCATCAATTCATTTTCAACGCCCGCGGCGCTGCCCTCATATTCTAATTTCCCTAAACTGGCATCGGCCATGATATTTCTCCTTTATTGATTATATGGATCGTTTTTTAAAGTTTCATAGTTTATATTGAAATCGGCTTTTACCAAAACCGAAAACTCATTTTCTCTTTGCAGCGGATAATCTTCAATCCCGCCATTCACATAGACAACTGATTTTGCAAGCGTTACAGTTTGCGCCATTGCCTTGCGGATGTCACCGAGTATTTGTTCGCCTTTTTGCGAAACGGCAAGTTTATTTGCAGCAATCGTTCCACCGAAAGTGTAGGTATCTGCAACACTTATTGTTATCGGCATATTAAGGACATCATAACCATAGATTTGTTCGTCTGCGGGTTCGTCTTGTTTTATGTCAATTGCTATTCCCGGCAGTCCGGTTAACTCTCCTATTTCGTCAGACCTGACAACAGAGTTTCCGGCATCAGTATTATATCCGTTTGCTGTTGTTATGTTTTCAAGGTTTGAGACTAAATTCACAAGTATCAATTCACGGATTGTGTCTGCGGTTTCTACGGCTGCGAAAGTGAGCAAAGTACCAAACAAACCCTCTGACAAAACGCTCAACCATGATGCTGATCTCGCTACGCTGTGGATTGAAACATGATTGAAAATACCCTTTTTTCTCAGGTCAACAAATTCAGAGGATGCGATTCTAAAAGACTGGTTTGAATCATTGAATCCTTGGTTATAAGTATCTGGCGATTGGTAAGAATTTATTGCGCCATCAATAAAAATACTTACATCAGAACCGTTATAGACAATTGAAATTAAATGGTATTCATCTTCAGGAACGTCTCCGGCATCTGTAAAAGTCTGATTCCATGCGGAGCCATTACTTGATACGCCGAATTCAATTTTCTGCGTCACGTCCCATCTTAGGGCAAAACCATAATTTCCGCTTGCGTGCTTTGCTAATACCGCACCGTCTTGACTTGTAAAGTTCGCTAATATGTTAAAAGTGAAGACGCTCGTTATTCCAATAGCATCGGTTCCAAGGTCAATATAATCGTCTATGCCGTCAAAATTTAAGCCGTTTCCGAATTGTGCAGACACAAGGTCAATTGAACCCATTCCGCCCTGAGCATTTCCGTTCCTTGATGATTTTGAATCCAGTACAGCATCTGTTCCAAACGGAGATTGTTCAAAATTGTAAACGTTTATAGTCCCGGTTGTCCATGCGTTTTGTGCCGCTGCATCTCCGGCATCTCCCATATATACGGAATCTGAAGCGGCTGCGGAAAAATATAAATAAAAAATATGACCCGTTACACTTGAAAGGGTATCTGTAGCCACAAAAAAACAACCCGTAGTCCAGTCTTTTATTTCTGCGTAATAATAACTATCCGTAGTGTTTGCGAATGCACATTTCTTTCTGTTCGTCAATCCGCTGCCTAAAATATCATGCAAAGAAGCCAATGCCGTTGAATCCAATTTGACAGGGACAACCGGATTCAACACATCCGAATCCACCTTTGCGGCGGGCAGTGTTATTTTTATTCTATGTGTCCATAAATCGAAGTAAGGCATATCTTATCTATTTTTTTTTATCAATTTATCAACTTGTGAAGATAGTTCTTCAACCTGAAAATCACTTGCTTTTTCACGTACTTTTTCATTTATATTTTTATTTTCAAGCATATCTGAAATTCTTGTTGTGTATATTGGTTTCAATCTACCTTTTTGTCTTGCAACTAAAAAAGTATTTTGCCCTTTTGTCATTCTGAAAGCGCCTGGAACTATTTTTTTTCCCTTGCTTTTCTTTATTGTAAAGCTGTATCCTGCGTTTGATCCCCTGCGCCCTAAAGCCGTTGCATTAAATCTTGTTTCAGGCTCAAGTTGCAAAGAAAGCGGCTTTGATCTTGACCAGAATTTTGCAGTAAGACTTTTTTGAGATGCTCTTTTCTGTCCGTAAGTTTTTGTTATTGTTTTTTTATCAACATTCAAATCCTTGAGGATTTCTTTTGTTGATTCTTTTTTTGCAACAGTTATTGTCCTGTTTACAGTGTTTTTGAGCGCTTTATTTGATCCATTTTTCACATCATTGAGATAAAGCTTGATTTCATCCAATCCATTTATTTTAATACCTTTAGGCAATTTTAGTTCCAATCACATTGTACGTTGTTTCCCCTTCCGAAACTATCCTTCCTATACGGTACGATCCGGCACCGATAATGCTTGAGCCTACAGTGACCGAATCGCCCGTATTAGGAGGAGATGTGGGGAAATCCTCTTTTTTTAACTTAAAGATTGCATCCGCTTGCGTTACGCCGTCTTGCGTTTCAACAATAATATCGACAGCGATACCGGCATTTATTGACTCCCCGGCATATGTGATCGGATACCAAAAAACAGTTTCGATGGCATCAATCATGCTGTCAAACAATGCGGAGGCGGTACCCATTAGGCGGTCGGTTCCAGATATTCAAGGCAAGCCGTAATTTTACCGGCAGTCAGAGCGGCAGTACCAACGGTGAAGGTCAGTGAATTTATTTGACTTGTAAGACGGATAGCAGTTGCTGCCGTCCCTACAGGAACCAAATCAAGCAATGCGTTGAGCGTAAGACTTGCCTTTGCGGTTGCGGCGAGTATATCTTCAGATGATGCGGCTTGTATCGCAACAGTTGCGGAACCGTCTGATGTCACAGCGGTATTAACATGAATCATTCCGCTTGTTATAATCGCCCCTGATGGGATATTTGATCCCAATACAGTAATTGCACCGGCATCTCCACCATCTACATCAAAATCGTACTGAAAATAAGCAATTCTTTTTGCCGATCCTCTACTTGTAAGCATATTAAAATCCTTTTATTATGCGGTTACGAAATAATCAAGTGCAACGCAGATTCTACCAGCGGTCAGAGCGGCGGTGCCAATTGTGAATGTTAATGTCGTAATGTTCGACGTTGCACGAATCATCGTTGCTGCCGTACCGACAGGAACAACATCGAGCAAGGCGTTGAGCGTAAGACTCGCTTTACCGGTTGCGGCAAGAATATCTTCACTTGACAGCGCTTGAATTGCCACAGTTGCGGAACCTGCTGAAGTTACGGCGGTTTTCACATGGATAACTCCGCTTGTGATAATCGCTCCGGCAGGGATCGGGTTACATTCTACTGTGATAGCGGAAACAGCCCCGCCGTCAACTGAAAAATCATACTCACAGTAAGAAACACATTTTACAGGAGATAAAGAAGTATTTTGCATTTTAGTTTTCCTCTCTTAAAAGGCCGGTTTTACCCGGCCATTGTTTTTGTTACGCACCGGCATTTTTGTAAAGGTTTTCCCAAGTTAACGCTTTTGGATACGCATCAATGCGGGCTTTATATTCCATGCCGTCCACAGTCCACCCTGCTTGACTTTCCATGTAGGGCGTTTGGTTCCCATTTAAGAAAAACATTTTCACCCCGTCCTCTTTTGGCCCTGTAACGTACCAAGCGGTTGCAGAATCAGCATCCAAAACAGGATCATATACACGTCTTACCCTGTCTCCGCTCCATGTATTTGTACGGGTTGCGGCAAGACTGGAATCAGTTGCTACGGTATCGCTATCCGCATATCGTTCTGTCCTGAAAAAGATTTCAGATGCCCCTTTCAATGCGGCAGGCATGATAATAACTTCCGGCATGATATTAAGATACTGCAATGATTTTAAATCTTGCTGTTTCATCATTGCAAGCTCCATTGCGTTCATCGTTGCCACCCCAGGCAAGCCCGCGGATGTGGCGAGATTTCCATGATCAGCGTGGAACAATGCAGTTCCATCGCCCATTGCTGCATTTCCGGTAAGTACCGCATATGCAAGAGCATTCAGCTTCCGAGCCAGCGCCCGGCCACGTTTGCGAAGCATCACGGAGACGGCATTCAAGTCGTCGTTGATGAGCATCTGCCGGGTGATCGCCTCCATTTTGCCGTATGTTTTGATTGAGTATTGCTCATTATTTTCAGTGAACGTACCGTATTTATACTGCATACCCTCAGGAATCTCGTCAACGTCATCCGCTTCCGATACACGGGGCATGTTGTAAGTTTTAAAATCCGACACGCTGCCGGTTGAACACCATTCTTGCCATGTAGTAGGGGCATCCGAAAAACCATCAAAAAGCACTTTATTCGCTACATTTGACAGTAAATAAGGAAAATCACTTGTAGTCAAAGCCCTACCCATTAAAATAAGGGAGTTTCCACGGTCGTCAAGATTCTGTGTTTTCAGCATTTTTCTGGCCATTTCAACCATTGAGAAACCAGTCAAATCTGTTGCACCTGCTACAGGTTTTTCAACACTTGCGCCCATGCGGATTAAAACGGCATCCTCGGCGGCACTCCTAAATTTATCAACGCCATCGGCCATGATTGTGGCCGGATGAGAAGATACATCCACATTGCGTTCGGATAATTTGTCAAGAATAGCCTTTCGAGCGGCATCCATGCTTGCACCGTTTTGGATTAACTCTGTTTTTAAATCATCGAATCCGTGATGTCGGCATAGCGTTTCAATTCCGATTGTCCGCTCACGTTCGGAATTGATAATCATCATGCGTTCATGTTCCGTCATGCCTTCCGGTTTTTCATCTTTTTCCGGTTTTTCGTCTTCGGGTTTTTCATCCGGTTTGTCGGCCCGGATCTGCATTTTTTCCATAAAACGGATCGCCTCATCATCTGTTGCGCTCTCAGGCAGACCGCTTTTCATTAAGATCTTCTTGAATTCATCATTCATTATGTCTTTCTCCTTTTTTATATTTTCGGGCTGCTGCACGTCTGCCCTTGCTTTGGCTTTATCATCTGCCCCGATTGGAACAGCGCTTAATTCATGCAACTTCCAGCGGGTTACAACTTCTACCGGGCCTTTAAATTTGCGACCGTCAAAATTCATTGATTCTTTTTCAGGAACCCATGCTTTCTCAAGTATCGTGTAACCAACTGAAGTATCTGTCAAATCACCTTCACCGTATTTTGTCATAACGTCGTCTGAAGTGCTTGAAAAATGAATTTCACCTTCAACAATGTGCTCTTTTACGTCAATATTTCTAAAAGATCCAATAACAGCGGATGTTTCAAATCTATTGTGGGAATCAAGGAATGGGACTTGTCCATTTGCAGGGAGCTCCAAACCCGACATTATAAGGACTTGTTTTATAATTCCGCCACGCTCGTAACTTGCTACATTAACGCCTGAATCGGTTGCGGCAATGGCCCGCATTGTACGAGTTTCCGCATTAAATGTCCTTGGCTTCCCGGATTCTATATCAACGGGTAGTTTCCTATAAATAATATCCATTAGTCTTGTTCCTCAACAGCACTTGGAGCGTTAGCCAGCGCTGTGCTTGAATCTTCCGTTGTTATGTTGTATTTTTTACGCAATTCGTCAGCCTGTTTTATTTCTTGATATATTTCCTCAAGATCCCGCCCACGCTCTTTTGCCCATTCCTGCGGGCTTTTAACAGCGGCCTTTAACTGATCAATGTATGCTTTGGTTTCTTTCAGCGGATCTACTGAAGGCATTCCTGGCGGTTGCCATTCAGAACGGTAATAACGGTATGAATTTTTTGAGAAACCTGGAAGGTCGAGCCTCCCTGAAAGTGTTGCAATATCCAAAAAATCTTTATAGGTAGGCATACAGAAATGCCTGATCATCCTGCCTTGTTCTGGTTCAAGGAACTGCTTGAAATCATTCCTTGATACCCTTAGATTAACGAAAGTATATCCTGAGTAATCGCCGGATAAAATTTCATACGGGCACCCGGTTGTGATTGAAACCATTTCAATAAGAAATTTCACATAAGCAGGAAAATCATTTCCAGGGTTTGGATTACTGGCGAAATTTATCTTTTCGCCTTCTCCAAGATAGGTTATGATTGCGTTTTCAAGCTCTTCAATCCGCAAATCTTCATCAACATCCGTATCAATTTCAGACATGCCCAACTGTGCAGTCATTGGATCGGGAGAAGACACCACGCCGAGGTGTTTAGCTACCATCTTAGCGGCATCGAGTGTTGCCCCCATGAAATCATCAAGATCATTTGCAAGCAAAATACCGGCTGAAAATGGAGTAATCCCCCTTAATTGGCGAGGACGGAGGGTTTTAAACATGTGGATTACTTGACTTGCCGGAATTTCCTTTGTTTTTCCGAATCCATAATCGTCAGGATCACGAAAAATATATGAAATAGGCCTGCCTGTTGCTCGATTGTATTTTATGCCTAATCGAGTTTCGGTTGCTCCATTTGCATATCCATAATCATCTTTTGATGTGTCGAGCACATCCCAGGATTCATGAATATCAAGGGAATACGGGATAAAACTATTTCCGCTTTGTCCATTATATCTCTTAATTATCAGGCTTTCACCGCATTCAAAATCTTGCCTTGCAAGAAGATCTTGAATTTCATAATAATGGAGTTTTCCGGATGAATCCGCCTGATCCGCCCAAAAATTAAAGGCACTTTCAATCTTCTGATTTAACGGCAAAATCAGATTGCCATCATCATCCACAACACGGGATTGCTGCTTGATGCCGTTTTTGACAATAAAAGCGGCACGGGCATTG